CCTTTGTGACGAGCGTCACGAGCGTATAGATAAACGACTCGAACTGTTGGAGGCTACAGTGGAACGTCTCAGGTTTTGGCTTGTTAGTTCGTTAACAGCACTTTGTTTAAACTTGGTTGGTGTACTGTTGTTATTGATGAGAACGTTTAAAAATTAAACAAACTATGGCTATCAGAACTATTCGCATAGGCTCTATGGAAGACATCTTCCAGTACGACGATACTGACTACGATTCAGCTGTCGAAACTGATCATCCCTTGAGGTGCGGAGCTCCATCTACTGGAAATGATGTTGTTAGGTTAGATGACCTAGATGATGCTAGGGAGGCTATGTGGCCCATTGGTTCAGTATTTCTCAGTGTTGTTTCTACAAATCCAGCAACTTTACTTGGCTTTGGAACTTGGGTACAAATTGCTGAAGGTCAATTCTTAGTGGGTCAAAAATCTGGCGATGCCGACTTTGGAACTGTCGAGGGCACTGGTGGTTCAAAGACTCACACTCACGACGTTGACGTAGGTAACACAACATCCAGTGGACCTAGCAGCACTGTGACGGTTGATAACAACCTGGACGGCTCAACGGTGACGGTCGCAGACGACGCTCACACTCATGACGTCGATCCTGTGCCAGTCACTTCTGGCAACAACAGTGACTTACCACCTTATTTCGTAATCTATGTTTGGAAGAGGACAGCATAATGCCTTATATAATCTACGGTGAGCCAAGTTCTTGGAAGGACAACTTATACACACGTGAGACGTATGACTATGACTATCCTTACGATCTAGATCTACGTCCTGAAAGTGACTTGCACAAAAAGTTGCGCAATCGCATCTGGCAGCGTGCTAGTGCCTCTCGAAACGAGATGTCTAAGAGGTTTGACCAGTGGAGGGAAATTGACAGAACGTTAACAACCTACATTCCACTAAAAGACAAAGAGGAGAACCTGAAATCAAAAGACCCAAGAAAGCCTGTCACAATAGTATTTCCCTATAGCTATTCAATGCTCGAAGCGTTGTTAACCTATTTGTCAATGGCTTTCTTCCAAGACCCTATGTTTCAGTATGAAGGTGTAGAGGACGACGATACTATCGGTGCAATGCTGATGGAATTGGTCATAAGATTACACTGCATCAAGAACAAAGTCCCTCTCGCTGTTCACACTGTCTTGCGTGATTCTCTAGCCTACGGAGTAGGCATTGCAATCCCAGGGTGGAGACAAATCTATGGTCGAAGACCTATTAAATCAACTATTGTTACAGAATCTGAGCTAGGAACTGAATCCACTACCACTGTTGAAATGATCGAAGATCTACTCTTTGAAGGCAACGAACTGATCAACATCGACCCTTACATGTGGCTACCTGATCCATCTGTCTCAAGTGTAAATATACAGGATGGCGAGTTCATTGGGTGGATAGATCGTGATAATTACATGAACTTGTTGTCTGAAGAAAGTAGGCCTAACTCTGGCTTGTTCAATGTTAAATATCTGAAACATAAAAAAGACAAACGCTCAACTCTGGCACTTGACCAAAGTGATCGTCAAACTCGTCATGGTGGTTCTACCGAACTCCAGCGTTCCGCAACAGGTGTCACAACACCAGTTGATATCATAAAGATGTACATAACACTCATTCCCAAGGAATGGGGACTATCTGATAGTGAATATCCAGAAAAGTGGTACTTTGAACTTGCCTCTGATGACATAATAATAGCGTGTGAAAAAGCTGACCACAACCACGGGATGTATCCAGTAGCTGTGGCATCACCTGAGTTCGATGGCTATTCGATTACACCTATCGGTCGTCTGGAGGTGCTCTACGGATTACAACATACACTTGATTTCCTCTTCAATAGCCACATAGAGAATGTTAAAAAAGCTATCAACGACATGTTGGTAGTTGATCCCTACCTGGTCAACATAAACGACTTAAAAGAACCTCAACCAGGTAAACTAATCCGTTTACGAAGGCCTGCGTGGGGAAGAGGAGTTGAAAAAGTCGTCCAACAACTCGCTATAAACGATATAACTCGTCTGAATATTGCCGATAGCAGCTATATAACCCAGTGGATGGACCGAATAAGTGGTGCTGACCAATCTATGATGGGCACTCTCCGTCTATCTGGTCCTGAGCGACTAACTCGAACAGAATTCCAAGGAACTCGTGGTTCTGCGGTCAGTCGTCTACAGCGAATCGCTATGATAATCGGAATGCAGTTTATGCAGGACGTAGGGACTATGTTTGCCTCCCACGTCCAACAGTATATGACGAAGGAGACTTATGTAAGAGTTATTGGTCGCTACGCAGACCAACTCAAAGCAACTTTCGGAAAAGACAGAGTCCAAGTATCACCTTACGACCTAGCAATAAACTACGACCTAATCGTAAGGGATGGCTCAATCCCTGGTGGTAACTTCTCTGACGCCTGGATCTCGTTGTTTAAGGTAATAGCCCAATCTCCTGAACTACTGCAAACATTTGACATTACAAGGATCTTCATCTACATAGCTCAACAACTTGGAGCTAAAAACGTTGAAGACTTTACTCGAAAAGTAACATCCCAAGTAATGCCTGACGAAACCGCCTTACGTGAAGCTGAAAAAGGAAACCTTGTACCAACTGGAGCTTTAAATGAATGAGATAGTTGTAAGAGCCACTAAACAACAAATAAATGAGTTTAAGGAATCCCTTCTTTGGCAGGACATAGTGAATGAACTAATGAACTGGAAAGAAGGATTCAACAGGGAGATGCAGTCAATAGTTGACGACGCAGCTGTTGAGAATCCCTCTACTGCATCTGTCTTGTTACACATGGGCGACTTAAATGGCAGACAAAAAGCTGTCGATTATATGATAAACATCCTTGACATGTTTCTATCAATCTTAGAATCCAAGGAGCAGGAAAATGACTCTAGACGCAACGAAACCGACTGATCAAGTGCTAGTTTCCGAGCTAGCTGAATATATCAGGGAAACAAGGGAGGCTTTGAACTCTCTTGAATCGAACGTCAGTGACGTTGTTGTAACTAATACCACTATCTCAGGTGGTACTACAACTTTGGTCGTAGGCACAGATTTGAGTGAAGCTGCGATCGAAATAGTGTTGATTGACAGCTTAGGCGCCTCCGATCTTGCACACATAACTAATGGTGTCGAAGGTCAAATAAAGATCTTCATAATGCAAGACAATGACATTGGTTTTGTAGATGGCGATAAGGCAGATGGCGACTTTTATTTGAACCAACTGCCTGCAGGTTCAACTTTCGACGCTCATCAGGATGATGTCCTTGCTCTAGTGAACATCGACGGAGATGGTGGTGCTACAACTCATGGCTATTGGAAAGAACTATGGCGTCTTGAGGCGGTCAAATAGACCGTTTAAAAATTAAACAATCTGTTAATGGAGGTTAGCTATGAACGACTTTGCAGGTGAAATAGAACTCATGAACAAACACTTAGCAGGCGAAGGTGATCCTACAACTGAATCACCTTCAACAGAAGGACCTTCAACCGAAGTGCCTGCGACGGAACTTCCTTCGACTGAAGCTCCGTCAACTGAGGTGCCATCCACTGAAGTGTCTTCAACTGAAGCTCCTTCTACTGACGCTCCTGAGGATGACGTAGTTACTCGGCTAAAGGCCGAAATTGAGGAGCTAAAAGCTCTTGTAAAAAGTAAGAAGCCAACAACTGAGGCACCTTCAACTGAACCACCCTTGGAGCTTGAAGAAAGAAACTTTCTCGAAGGTATAGATGTGGATGAAGTAATGGATGACCCTGCTGCACTAAACAAGTTGTTGAACAAGATCTATCAACAAGCAGTAACAGACACCAGAAAAATTCTCGGCGAAGGTGTCCTTCGTTCAATACCTGAAATTGTAAGGACCAACATAGCAACTGTGACAAACCTTCAAAGAGCAAGCGAACAATTCTACGAACAAAACCCTGACCTAAAACCTTTCAAGAAAGTCGTAGCCTCTGTCTTTGAGGAACTCGCTTCCCAAAACCCAGACAAGCGTTACGACGAGATATTAACTGAAGTAGGTGACGAAGTAAGAAAACGTCTTGACCTACACAAACAAGCAACTGCAAACCAACCTAAAGACAAAAAACCAACAGTCCCTCGTCTGCCTAGAAAACGCTCCAGTGCTGGCAGACTCAAGGGACAACAACCACCAACTGATCCTCTTCTAGCTGAACTAGAAGAAATGAACAAAGCATTAGGGAGGTAACTAACGATGGCACTTGAAGACAAATTTGCACAGCATGATAAAATAGTAGTTGACAAATACGTTAATCCTACTGCGGACTATGAGATGAACACCTATGACTACGTAGTCCGTCCAAGCGCTGATCCATCAACTGGGAAGATAACAATCACCTTGCCACGTGTAGCTGAGGCCAAAGGCAGGTTTTACTCCATCTTGGCCCGTGATGCTGATGGTACTAACACCATTACTGTCCAAGACCAAGATGATAGCGAACTTTGGTCTGACATCACACTCAACGGTCCTGGTGATCAGGTGCTTTTGTACTCTGACGGAATCCATTGGTGGTCAGTTGTGTCTATCTTAACCTATTCTGGAACAACTGCTGCACCAACAACGCAATCTACAACTGCAGCTCCTACTACTGCATAACTTTTGATTAACGGAGGTGACTAAAAATGTTCTTAGGTATGAGAGGTACTGGCGACTGGGTCGATGGACAAAGACCCAAAAATTGGAGAGAGCAAATCCTTTATCTATATCCTAACGGTCAAGCTCCATTGACCGCTATCTTATCAATGCTTAACAGCGAAAAAACTGATGATCCCCAATTCTATTGGTGGACTCAAGAACAAACCACAGTCGGTGGTGCTGTGAGTGGTATCTACACACTCCCCGACCTTTCCAATGCTTACACCAGTGGTGGAGTAGCTGGAGATGTGGTTTATGTGCAGATCACTACAACACTTGCTAATCGCATTCGTGAAGGTCATCAAATCCTTCTACGTGACTCTGACGATTATCGTGTCGATGTAGTTGGCAAAATCATCGGCGTAACCAGGGGAACCACCAACTCTGTCTTGGCAGTGAGATTACTCGAAGATGATGACAACTCTCCTGACCATGACTTGAGTGATTGCGACACCTTTAAAATCATCGGTAACATCAACCCTGAAGGTGGCGAAATGCCTGATGCAATCGCTCTTAATCCGACAAAGGTTTACAATTACACCCAGATCTTCCGTACACCTTTGTCAATAACTCGAACCGCTCGCAGGACCAAGCTTCGCACTGGTGATCAATATCAGAAGGCCAAAGCTGAAGCTTTGGAAATGCATTCTTGGGAAATGGAACTGGCGTACTTGTGGGGCATTCGCACTGAGAATGTCGGTGACAATGGAAAGCCTGAGCGCACCACTATGGGTATAATCAACTTCATCCGACAGTATGCACCTGCAAACTGTGATGACTACACTCTGAATACCGACTACAGTGGAAAGGCCTGGACTACTGGCGGTGAAGATTGGTTCAAAGCTATGCTCGAACAAATCTTCCGCTACGGTGCTGAGGAAAAACTCGCACTCGTTGGAAGTGGTGCTTTGCTCGGGATTGATGCCTTAGCGATGGCTGGTGGGCAGGTCAATCTACAACCTGCTCAAAAAGTCTATGGAATGCAAATCCGTGAGTGGATTACTCCTTTTGGAACCATCTATATGAAAACTCATCCGCTGTTCAGCTATGATGCCACAACCAGGAATATGATGATCATTCTTGAGCCTAAGGAACTAACCTATCGTTACATCGACGATACTACGTTCTATGGCGAGTCATCGTCAAAGAAACATCCTGAGGGCTATGGACAGCGACGGGTCGATGGAACCAATGAGGAGTTCTTAACCGAAGCTGGTCTCGAGTTTGGCCTGCCGCAAAAGTGTGCAGTGCTAAACGGAGTTGGCCTGGATAATGAACTTAGCTAACCTCCAACTCGGGCCTCTAGCTTCACGACATATGCTTGATATGCTTGCTGATAGTAATTTCTACAGCCTGCGCATGACTCAGTTTTTCAATGCAGCTGTTAATGACGGAAGGGCGCATGTGCTAACTATTTCATCTGCAGTCGATGGACTTGATACAACAGCGCCGCTGACATTGCTTCTTCAAACACCTGATAGTGACAAGTTCATCTATATGGATGTAGTAGCTACTGCTTCAGGTGATGCACTCTTAGAAATGTTTGAGGATGATGGTGACACTAATCATCTCAACGTTAGTGGAGGAACAACTGTCACTCCACGTAACAGGAATAGGAACTTCGACGACGACTCTGACATGATCATTAAGAAAGATGTAACAGTCAATGCTGCAACTGACGATGTTAAGTTGTTCTCAATGAGATTGGGTAGGTTTTGAAGAGAAATACTAAATATTTAATTAGACTGTCAACAGTCGCTGATAACAATGAAGGAACACTTGGCATCAATTGGTATGAGGCTTATAGTCGTGTGTAAGACTGTTTAAAATTTAAACGATCTGGTGCGAAAATGAATCTATTGCAAATTCGACAGAAGTTTCGTGAACTAAGTGGTCTTTACGACCTTGTGAACGAGGACGGTTCTGACAACGGTGCAGACTTTTTCATCAATGAAGGTCGTAAGTTTCTTGACCGTCTGGATGAAACCCAAAAGTCTTGGGCCTCTTGCTTTCGATTCATTGAAGTTGGACACTTCAGCACTTCGTTTCCCTATTGCAGAGCAATAAAGGAAGTCTGGGTCGCTGACACAACTAATAGTCGTTGGCAGTTGGAGAAGAAAGACCTTCAAGACCTAATTGCTGGCTACATGGCTGATGTTCCAAGCGAGCGCAATGAAGGGACTCCACTTTACTATTCACCTTGCATAACTCGTTACATTCCAGAGGATGCAGACATAACTGAAATTGAGGCATTTGTTGGCTATGTTGATATACCTTCTGGAAACGCTCATGAATACAACACTATAATGCTGAACGTTCCAGTGCAGTATAAAACTATGGTCGAGATAAAAGGCCTATTTTACTCACAAGAACTTGTCAACGATGAAGATAAAAACTATTGGTCAGAAGTCCATCCAATGCTGCTGATAATGGCAGCTATGAGACAAGTCGAGATCGCTAACAGAAACACTCAAGGCGTGAATGATTGGACTAATGCAATTCTAATGGAAATGAAACAGCTTGGAATGGACTTGGTCGAGGAATTGATCGCTGAAGTCGATCAGATGGAGGGTTGAGATGAAACCTTTGTTTGATAAAAAAGGATCGGTCGAAGACAGAATTTCCAAACTCGAAACCGTTGTCTCTCGTCTAGCAAGACGTTCGAAGAAAGTTGTATCTGCTATAATAACTTCTATTCCAATATCCTCTTACATAACAGGTGAAGACATCAGAGGTGACATTCTCAAATACATGTTTGCTGCGAGAGGCACTATAAACAAAGCAATCATGGTGCTAAGTAAAAAACCTAGCACTGGTGTAGTAGTCAACATCTCAATCTCCAACGATGCAGGAGGGAGTTCTAAAAATTACATCGTAACTAACAAATCATCCATCTTCGAACCCAACATAGAAGTTTTCTCAAGCGACAGACTATCGGTTTCAGTTGAACCTATTGACAAAGAAAAGGACAAAATAACTGAAGTTTGGATAGCTTTCACTTGGACTCCTCATGTGCATGAGTCTAAGATCAAAAATCATTTGATAGATGAGTTAGAGAAATCTACACTTGGGGTAACTAAAGGTAACCAAAAGGAGGTCTAAAATGCCTGCTGCATTTGAAAAGTGTGTACGTGAAGGTGGTCGGGTACGGACTAAGAAACTCAAAGGCAATAAATACATACACATATGTTTCAAAGATGGAAAGAGCTATGCTGGCGAAGTTAAGACAGCAAAATCTAAGCATCATTCAGCTGCGGATGGCAAATTTCTGGATGATCGTATGAGGAAATTTGGAGTCTCCAGATGAGGGAATACGAACTAATATTCGACGAAGCACTGAAAAATGGCCTTAGTCCAGACGACAGACTACCGCCTAATTCTCAAGTGCTGTTCGAGTGCAGGGGTTTCAAATGTGGAGCTATAGGCCTAGAACCACACATCAGGTTGGAAAACCCTCTTCCATCAACACTTGATATTTCCTACGAATGGCCATTTCCACAGTTTTTGACAGGTGAAAAGTTCAACATCTTAGTTGTTCGTGACTCTTTCGATGCTAGCGACAAGGTATATTCTGTAAGTGACGATCACCAAACTATCAACCTAATCTTTGACATAGACGAGCACACCTACGGTCTTGGCACCTTGATGGAACTGGCAGACTTCGGCGAATATGCTTTCATGACCAATGGAGTGATAATGATCTACTGGGATCCAAGTATTGGTGACTGGGTAGAAACAACCTCTCACTCCAAAATCCCTATGATGCGAACTATCTGCAATTTCAAAGGTCAGGCCATAGGAGGTTGTGTTGTAAGTTCTTGGTATGACTGTGATGAGACCTTTTACGTATGGTCAAAGATTGGTGAAATGGACTTTACGCCAGACAGACGAAACGAAGCTGGTTATCGACGCTGTCCATTTGGTGGAGAAGTTTATCATGTGCGAAGGTTGGGTGACAATGTAGTTGGTTACTCTTCCAAGGGAATAACTCTGATGTCTCCAGTGACTGCTCCAGCTGCTACTTTTGGATTTTCTGAGCTGTTGGACATCGGACTGGTGAACCGAGGAGCTGTCAACGGTAACTTGTGGCGACAGGTATTTGTTGGTGAAGATTACATTCTCCGAGAGATTACCTCAAAAGGTGTGAGTGAACTTGGTTATCAATATTATATGGAACAGCTTGCAGGCGAGGACATCATAGTATGCTATGATCCATCTGAGAAGGACTTCTATATTGGTAATAGCTCAAAGACATTTTTGTTATCGACTCATGGGCTGACCGAAGTCAAGCAACATCCTTCTGCTGTGTGGAGAAGAAATAACCAAACCTATGCTTTGCCAGATTCGGTTGACGCTGTGGACAGTTTAATAGTCACCTGGCCATTCAACTTCGGTTATGGTGGAAGGAAAACTCTGTTCACGGTTGAAACTGATGCATCTGGTTACACTGATGGTTATGCAGCAGTTGATTACTACTCAACTAATGGATGGAAAGTAAGTGGTTTAGCAAGATTAAACAACAGTGGTTCTGCGAGAAAAGTTGTAACAAGTGATATGTTTAGACTAAGGTTGATGTTTGGTTCACTAGATGACGATTTCACAGCTGGTTACATAAAAACACGTTATAAGATGACTGATATGAGATTTATAAGAGGTATCTATGCACCGCCTCCGAGAGGTCAATGATGTTAACTAGACTACTACCTGAACAGATATCTCGCTTCTGGGACATAATAAAGTATGCTGTCGAACAATCTTTACCTCCAACTGTCGGTGAACACCCTGACAAGATGAACCGTATCTTGGCAGCTGCCCTCAGTGGTAGAATAGAGGTATGGGCATCTTATACAAAGGAAGATGGAAAGAACAGGTTTGAAGGAATAGTCCTCACGAAAATTCTTTATGACGACGCAAGTGATACAAGAAACTTGTTAATATACTGCCTTTATGGTTATGACAAAGTGGATGACAACAGTTGGTTAAATGGATTACTCACACTTGCTAAATATGCAAAATCTCGTGGGTGTTCGCAGATTGTTGCCTACACTGATGTTCCTTATGTTGCCGAGTTAGTAAACAAACTAGGGGGCGAAGCTAAATATACTTTTCTCTCATTTGATGTTAATAAGATTGTTCAAAATTTAAACAATCTAACTGTGGAGGCTTAGAATGTGGTGGAGCTTTGAACACATAGGAGAGAGTCCCTTCCCTTCATACATCAAGTGCAAAGGCGGAGGTGGTGGAGGAGGGGGTTCTGGTAAGGTTGACTATCCAGATTATATGAAAACTATCCACGGTGATTGGCTGGATAACTCAGGAGCTGACACAATAACTTCG